CTCAAGCTGATGTTCGACGGCGAGCCGGGGGCCGAGATCTATTCGTGCGCCGCTGATCGCGACCAGGCCCGGCTCGTCTTCGAGATGGCGAAGGTGTGCGTGGAGAACTCGCCCAAGCTGCGGAGCCGCCTGCGGGTGTTTCGCAATTCCATCGTGCGGGAAGACACGCACTCAACGTACAAGGCACTCTCGGCCGAGGCGTTCACGAAGCACGGCCTGAACGCTCACGGGATTATCTTCGACGAGCTGCACGCCCAGCCCGACCGGGAACTGTGGGACGTGATGACCACGAGCACCGGAGCCCGGCGGCAGCCGTTGTGCGTGGCGATCACCACGGCGGGGTTCGACCGCAAGAGCATCTGCTGGGAAATCTGGCGTTACGCCCTAGCCGTGCGTGATGGAGCGATCAAAGACGAGACCTTCCTGCCTGCGATCTATGCCGCCGATCCCGAGGACGATTGGACGAAGGAAGAGACCTGGCGGAAGGCGAATCCGAACCTCGGCGTGAGCGTGAAGCTCGACGACCTGCGGGTGCGGTGTAAGCGTGCCCAGGATATGCCGAGCGAGGAGAACACCTTCCGGCGGCTGCACCTGAACCAGTGGACAGAGCAGGATACGCGCTGGCTGCGCATGGAGCACTGGGCACAGGGCAACAAGCCATGCCCGGTCATGCTCGACGGCCGGGAGTGTTTCGCGGGCCTCGATCTCGCCAGCACGTTCGACACGACCTGCTTCTGCCTGCTGTTCCAGTTGGACGATGGCACGTTCTGGGTGGAGCCCCACTTCTGGATTCCCGAGGACAACATGCGGGAGCGGGTGAAGCGGGACCGCGTGCCCTACGACCAGTGGGCGAAGGAGGGGAAGTTGCACCTGACGCACGGCAACGTCACCGACTTCGACCAGGTGCGGGCCGACATCATGGCTCTGACGAAGAAATACAACGTCCGGCAGGTGGCGATTGACCGCTGGAACGCGACCCAGTTGGCCACACAACTGCAAGGCGATGGCGTGAATGTCTTAGGTTTTGGGCAGGGCTACGGCTCGATGAGTTCGCCCGCCAAGCAGCTTGAGGCGCTGGTGGTGGGCGGCAAGTTGCACCACGGCGGGCATCCCGTCTTGGCGTGGCAGGCGTCGAACGTGGCGATTCAGCAGGACCACGCCGGAAACATCAAGCCCAGCAAGGCGAAATCCAACGAACGCATCGACGGCATCGTGGCGCTGACGATGGCCCTCGGCATTCACGCGACGGCCACGGCCCCGCCACCCGAACAATCCTGGGACATCATCTCGTTATGAGCGAAAACGCCGCCGACTTCAGGATGTTCGACCTGCGTGGCATCGACTGGCCCGAGGTTTCGCCGTCTCGCACGCCCTCGGGCATCCGCGTCAACGCCGACAACAGCATGGCCTGCTCGGCCTACACGGCCTGCATCCGCGTGATCTCGGATGCCGTCTCCGCTTTGCCGCTCCACGTTTACGAGCGGATGGCGAACGGTGGCAAGGCCAGGGCCACGAGCCACCCCGTGTATCGCCTGCTCCATCAGCAGCCCAACCCCTGGCAGACGGCGCAGGAGTTCCGCGATTGGATGACGGGCATGTACCTGCATTACGGTGCGAGCTACGCCGAGATCCGCCCCGGTGCTCGAGGTGCCGTCTCGGAACTGTGGCCGCTGCACTCCAGCCGCATGGAAGTCGAGCGGCTCTCTGACGGGACGCTGCGGTATCGGTATCGCGAGCCGAGCGGGCGCGAGACGATCTACAGCCAAGACCAGATCTTCGCCCTGCGGTTCACCACGGAAGACGGGATTCGGGCGATCCCCACCTACAAACTCTTCTCCAATGTCATCGGCCTTTCGCAGGCCCTTGAGACGCACGCAGCGACGTTCTTTGGGAACAATGCTCGCCCCGGCGTTGTGCTTGAGGCCGAGAACCCAATCCCGGCAGAGGCTGCGGAGCGGCTTCGGGAGTCTTGGGAAAGGTTGCATCGCGGCAGCGATAGGGCTCATAGAACGGCAGTATTGCCTGCGGGCGTGAAGGCCCACGAACTGAGCAGCAGCAACGAGGCTGCCCAGATGCTTGAGAGCCGGTCTTTCGCTGTGTACGAGTGCTGCAGGATTTTTCGCGTGCCGCCTCACATGGTTCAGCAACTGGACCGCAGCACCTACAGCAACATCGAGGTGCAGGGCACGGAGTTCGTCCAGCATTGCCTGCTGCCGCATCTGAAGCGGTGGGAGGCGGCGATCTCGCGCGACCTCATCGTGGACGACGAGACCTACTTTGCCGAGCACAGCGTCTCGGGCCTGCTGCGTGGCGACCACGCGAGCCGGTCGGCCTACTACGTCTCAGCCCTGCAAAACGGGTGGATGACGATCAACGAGATCCGCGAGCTTGAGAACCTGAACCCGATCGGGCCGGAAGGCGACAAGCACTTCGTGCAACTCAACATGACCACGCTCGACAAGGTTGGCCAGGAGCAACCGGCACCGGAGCCGATGCCAGCGCCGCCCGTCGATGAGGAAGACAGCCCGGCCGACGACGCCGAGGATGAAGCCGAACAGGAGGATTCCACCGATGGAAATTGAACGCCGCTGCCTGACCGTAGACGAAGCCCCCGAGTGCGAACTGCAAATCGAGACGCGCACCAGCGGGCGCGAGGCGATCCGTGGGCTGGCGGTGCCCTACAACCGGCTCTCCCTCGACCTCGGTGGCTTTCGCGAGCGAATCCTGCCCGGTGCCTTCGACAAGGTGCTGAACCGTCAGCGGGGTAAGGGCGAGATCCTGAGCTACTACAACCACAACAGCGACATGCTGCTGGGCCGCGAGTCGGCCGGAACGCTTGAGATCATCGCCGACGAGCGTGGCATCTCGTATGTCGTCGAGCCGCCGGATACCTCGGCGGGCCGTGACGTTCTCGCCCTGGTGCGGGCTCGCCTGCTGACGGGAAGCTCCTTCGCCTTCACCGTGAGCCAGAAGGGTGAGCGCTACACGACGGACGAAGGCGGCAAGGCGATCCGCGAGATCGTGGAGGCTTCCGGCCTTTACGAGGTCGGCCCCGTGAACGTGCCAGCCTACGGCAGTGCGACGACTGCGGTGGTGTCCCGGCGGTCCTATGAAGCGTGGCTGGCAGAGCAGGCTGCGGCCGTCGAAGCCGACGCCGATGCCGAGCCCGAAGTGAAGAGGGCCGTGCGTTCGCTGGTCCGTGACGCCGCTGCGGCGTGGGCACTGAGGCTTCGCCGTGTCTGAAGCACGCTGCACCTGCGGCGAGAAACTCCGTTGCCGTTCCAGCCGCCCCTGCGGTGACGAGCGGCAGCGGTATCTGCGCTGCCCCCGGTGCGGGGCTCGGGCGGTGGCGTTTGTGAAAACAACACTTTCCGAAGTGCGGTTCTGCAAGAGGTCGGCCCGCTGACGGCATCGTGGCTCTTAGGCAATACCGCCTCGGAGAACCACAAGTGGACAACCTCAAGAAGCTTCAGGACGAGGCGGCTGCCCTCGCCAACCGGATCGACGCCGTTCGTGCGATCGAGGCCGAAGACACGACCGCTCGCGATGTCGAACTGATCGACCTCAACAAGCGTGCCGACGAACTCACCGCCAAGATCGACTTCGAGAAGAAGGTCGTCGAGTCGGCCAAGAGCCTGCGGTCGGTGGTCGAGCGTTGCTCGCCCGCCCCCGAGGTCCGCGCCGATGAGCCCAAGGTTCGCATCGAGGCCGTTCCCTTCTCGGGCCGCCTGCGTGCGTTCAACAGCGTCGAGGATGCCTACAAGACGGGCATGTGGCTGAAGGCCAAGAGCGGCGACGCCGAGGCCAAGCGGTGGTGCCAGGATCACGGCGTCGAGGCCCGTGCGATGGGTTCGACCTCGGCGAACAGCGGTTCGGCCGTGGTGCCTGACGTGCTCTCCTCGACGGTCATCCGGCTCGTCGATCAGTACTCCGCTTTCGCCCAGAACGCCACCAGCGTGACGATGCCGAGCGACGTGCTCCAGTTCCCGCGTCGGACGGGCGGCACGACGGCCTACTGGATCGACGAGAACACGGCGATCACTGCCAGCGACCCGACCATGAATCAGGTCTCGCTGACGGCGAAGAAGGTGACGGGCGCGGTGGTTGTCGCGAGCGAACTGCTTCAGGACTCCATCGTGTCGATCGCCGACTTCATCGCCACGGAGCTCGGCCTGTCGCTCGCCAACGCCGTCGAGGCGGCTGCGTGGAGCGGCAACCCGGCGAGCGCTCCTGGCGTGGCCGGTCTCGTGACCAGCCACACGGGCGGCCTCCTGGCCTCCTCGGGTGCTACCTACGCGGCGTCGCTCGTGACCGCTGCCGGTGACACCCCAGACGAGGTGACCAAGGCGAACTTGCTCGCGATGATGGCGGCCGTGCCGCAGCACTCGCGGCAGGGTGCCAAGTGGTTCTGCTCGCCGTTCTTCTTCGCGACCTGCATGCAGGCTCTCGATCTGAACCAGGGCGGCTCGGTCGGCCTGTCGCAGGGCATGGGCCTGACGTTCCTCGGCAGCCCGGTGGTTCTCACCGACCGGCTCCCGAGCGGTGCGGATTCGACGGGCGTGGTGATGGCGCTGTACGGCAACATGGCCAACAGCTCCTACTACGGCGTGCGGCAGGGCATCGAGATCGCCTCCAGCGATCAGGTGAACTTCCTCAGCGACCAGACCGTGATTCGCGCGGTGGCCAGGGTTGCAATCGCGCATCCGAACCTGGGCACCTCGACCGTCGCCGGTCCGGTCATCGGCCTCGTTGGTGCGTGAGCCTGACGGCTTGACGTGATGTGCAAACTGGGCGGGCCGCTCCACTACGGGGCGGCCCGCTCTCTTTTTGAGGTAGCACATGATCGTCAAGGTTGGGGGCACCGAAGCCGACGTTCGCGTTGAGGCCGTGCTGTCGATGCCACGGCTGTCGTTTACGGCCAATCACTTCGCATGGGCTCAGGCACTCATGCCGCTGGGGATTCGCCCCACGATGGGCACGGGTGCGTTCTGGAGCCAAGTGAACACCCGCGTGATGGAGCAGTTCATCGACAAGGCGGAATATCTGCTGACCATCGACTATGACACCTTCTTTACGAAGGAAGACGTGGAGCATCTCTTTGCGATGGCAATGACGTTTCAGTGCGACGCGCTGACGGGATTGCAGACAAAGCGGGAAGACGGCCGCCCGATGCTCACGCTGCCCGGCACGCTCGACAACCCGCCCGAGGACGGCAAGACCACCCTGCCTGCGTCGTGGTTTGCGGAGCCCGTGCAGGAGGTGGACACGGCTCACTTCGGGCTGACGGTCATCAGCACGGCGGCCCTCAAGCGGTGCAAGAAGCCCTGGTTCTGGTCGAAGCCCGGACCGGATGGCTCGTGGAACGACGGCCGCGTGGATGATGACATCTGGTTTTGGCGGAACTGGCGGGAGAGCGGCAACCGAGTCTTCATCACGCCGCGCGTGGTCCTGGGCCACGGCGAGTATGTCGTGACGTGGCCGGGGCAGAACCTCGGCAAGCCGGTCTTTCAATGGACGACTGAATTCACCAACGGCGGGAAGAAGCCCGAAACTGCATGGAGCGTGCCCCAATGAAGAAACTAAGGATGCTGCGATCGTTCCGCTCCTACCGCCCAGGCCAGGTCGTGGAGATCCCCGGCGGGCTGGCGGCGGAACTGATCGCCAAGCGGTTCGCGGTGGAGGACCGGCAGCAGGAGTTGATCGAGACGGCCGCCGTCGAGCACGACGTGGAGACGGCCGACGCCACGCCCAAGCGGAGACGCAAGAAGTGAAGTACCGCAGCCTCAGCCGCCAGACGCCCCCCGCCGTGGAGCCCGTGACGCTCTCCGAGGCGAAGGCCCATTGCCGCATCGACGGCAACGCAGACGACGCCTATGTGGCCTCGCTCATCACGGCGGCCCGCGAGTGGTGCGAGCAGTACCTGGATCGCACGCTGGTCTACACGCAGTGGGTGATGCGTTTCGACCGATTCCCCACGTCGGGCATCGAGGCGATTGAGTTGCCCCGGCCGCCGATGGCAGTCGCTGGCACGGCCACGGCTGTGTCGCTCACCTTCACGACTGACAACGGCACAACCGGCACCTACGCCGTCGAGCAGTTCCGCGTGGACCGCCAATCGACGCCGGGCACCGTGCTGCCGATCTATGCGGGCACCTGGCCGCCGCACCGGATCGACGCCGGTGCGCATGCCGTGACGTGGTGGGCTGGCTACGGGGCGAGCGGCACCGACGTGCCTGCTGCGATCCGCCACGCGATCCTGATGCTCGTGGGCCTGTGGTTCGAGCGTCGCATGGCGGCCGACTCCATGGGCGGCGATGAAATCCCGTTCGGCGTGAAGTCGCTTCTCGACTCGCAGCGATGGGGCTCCTACCGATGATCGACCCCGGCAAGCTCCGCGAGCGCGTTACCGTGCAGATCGCCAGCGGCACGACCAATGCCCTGGGCGAGACGGTGCTGGCGTGGAGCGATTCCTCGGCCGTGTGGGCGAGCGTGGAAGGCGTGAGTGCTCGCGAAGCGTTGATTGCCGGGCAGCAGGAAACGAGCGTCACTCACCGCCTGCGGCTGCGGTATCTGCCGGGCCTCACCCAGCAGATGCGGTTCGCATGGCGTGGCCGCACGCTGGAGATCGTCAGCCTGCTCGAGCACGGCAACCGCAGCGAGCACGAGGCCATTTGCCAGGAGCAGCAGTAAATGGCACAGGCCAGCGGCTCGCTTGAACTCGGCATGGAGTTTCCAGAACTCACGGAGCTCCGCGAGCAGTTCAAGACGTTGCCGAAGAACATCGCCGCTAAGCACCTCGGTGCCGCTCTTCGCAAGGCGATGGCACCTGGGCAGGCCGCCCTGCGTAAGAGCACGCCGAAGGGGCCGACCGGCAACCTGCGGAAAAGCATCAAAACGAAGATCAAGGTGTACGCCAAAAACGGCAACGCCGTGGGCCTCGTCGGCTACGAGATTGGCGGTGGCAGTAAGGGATACCACCAGGGCTTTCTGGAGTTCGGCACCAAAGAGCGAAAGACCAAGGGGCCGGTGGCGTCGAGCTTCAAGCAGCGCGGGCAGTTCACCATCGCCCGGCCGCGAAAACTCGGCAAGCCGCCAAAGAACCTCTTCAGTGCGGCAGGCGACCGCTACGCCGCCCGCTATCGCTCCAGGCTGAAGGTGCAGACGAACCCCAAGTATCCAAAGGCGTTCTTCAAGCGGGCCGCCGATGGTGAGGTCGTGAAGCTCGGAAAGATGCCGGTCGGTGGACGCACAGGCGTGCCGCCGGTGAAGACAGCCTTCAACCAGGCCCAGCCAGCGATGCGAAGCCTGCTCCAGCAGGAACTGGCCACCAGGCTTGAGAAGGCACTGAACGAGGTCAAGGGCCGCGTAGCAAGAGGGCTCATCACATGAAATCCCCCGAAGCCGTTCTCCGCAGCGTTCTCGTGACGAACACCGTCACGTCGTCCATCGTGGGCAGCCGCGTCTTCCCGCTCCTGGCCCCGAAGACGGCGGCATTGCCGTTTGTTATCTGGCGTCGCTCGGGCATCAGCCGGGAGCACACGCTGGCCGGGCCGATGGGCGTGCCAAACGTAAGCGTAGAAATGCAGTCTTTCGCCACCACCTACGAGGACGTGCGGGAACTGGCCGACCGCGTGCGTCTGGTTCTGGATGGCTACGGGGGCACTCTGAACAATACAGAAGTGAAGCATGTGTCGCTGGAGCAGGAATCCGACGACTTCGTGCAGCTGGCAGGCGGCGACCTTCCGCCGGTGT